GACCTGACCGAAACCATCAGCGAGGCTGTTGATGTCGATTGGGGCGTTGATCGCGATATCCACGTTGTACACCGGGTCTTCCGTGGTTGGCACGAAAGTCGATGCATTCGCCGTGATAGCGATGTTGTCAAACAGGCCAAAGATGTAACCGTCTTCCTGTGCACCAACTTCAGCTTTCGCCAAGTTGAGTGAACGGGAGACCAGGTCGAAACGGCGTTCCTTGATCTGCGTGATCGCGATCATCGGATTGCTGACGATTTCGAACGTGGGTACGGTGACACGTTTCGGCTTTACGACGCGGACGATGTCCCCACCCTCTTCTCCGACGACGAACGCTTCAACGAACGAGCCACCGGCAGTTGTGCCGACGGTGACAGGAACGATGTCGAATTCTTTATCGTAGATGGGTAGTGCGCCATCCGGCAAAGTCTCTACCATCAACGCCTTGCGGGCAATTGACATATAGTCGCGACGACGACGAAGAGACGGTCCAAGTGATGCAGCCAGTTTCTGGCGGCCACCTGCGGTCTTGAGCAGCTGTCCCAACATTGCGGTTTGCTGCTGTGTGCGGCTTAGGTTAGGCATAATGTCGTCTCCCTTTGTCCTTTACAGTAGCGAAGCAATGCCAAGCCAGGGTTCGCTCGCAGAAGGTACGTGTGTGCAGATGCCCACCGGAACGCCCGCTGCCGCTGTAGTGCCTTTGTCGTCAGAAGCTACGTATAGCCCCTTCAGAGCGCCACCACCACAGTACAGATAGGCTCCCAGCGCGTATCCTCCGTCATTGACGTCGTAGGCTTGTGAGTCTACGATGCCTTGCCAGAGAGCACGTACAACTGGAGCTTTGCGTGATCCAGACGGACCGATAGCGCCGGCAAACTCGCCGGGGCCGTTGATCAGTGTCGCATACGGAATCGCGAGATTCGAATCGCATGGGACAATGGCGACTTCAGTGTTAGTGGCGTGTACCGGCGCTTGGAGGGCCACAATTACTCCCCCGAAGAAACCAGCTGCCGTCAAGGTTGCCTGGTCAGTGCCAGGATCGCCCGTGAGAGCAACGTCAGGAACAGTGCTACCGTCATTCTGGCCGTAATAGATGAGTTTTAGACTCATATTTTTAGCCCTTGGTTGTGCTGTTGAACTCTTTGAATTTGCCCGGTTCCAATCCAGCCTCCCCGTTGGTGGGTCAGCAAGGACTATAGAAATCGTGCAGTGAGTTCAGTATGAGGCAAGAGATTAGGAATTTTTGTTCATTAGCGATCTTTTTTAAGGAAGTGCACGAAATCTGCAATCAGATTCTCAACTGCTTCCATACGAGAGAAGTGCAAACTACAGTAATCTCGCCCCGGTAGACAAGTGCACCCACATTCCACAATGAGATCATCAATCACCATGAGATATTTGCAGCCCATGTTTTGGTTTAGCTAGTTGGACGTTGGTCGCAACACTCCGGTTCGCCATATGGATGGCCGCCGTAGGGATGATGGTGCTCGTGGTGATGATGCTTCTTTTTGAACTCTTCCTCGGTCAACCAGAATACGCAGAGTTCAAGGTTGGCGCGGCCTGGACAACGAAGGTCATGCTTTATAAAAGAGTTTCCTCGTGATGTGATACGATAGCAGCCCATGGTTGCCTCCTTTAAAACTAATGCCGTCCTACGAAGTAGAACGGCATCGTAACTCCTTCCACACACGGTGGATGAGTGGTTTAGAAATTGTCGCCGTCACCGAACAGCGCGGCAGCAACTGGGTTGACTACACGCGGTGTGGTGGCCCCAACACGCGGTTTGAGATGCTTGATGACTGCCGGTTTCGCGGCGGCGGTCTTCTTCGCAGCAGAAGCCTTCGCAGGCAACTCAAGAACGTTCGTCTGATCCTGTTTCACTCGCGTCATACCCTGCTCTTCGACCTTTACGGCTTCGGCGGCTTCAGAAAGGATGTCCTCTTCATGGTCGCTTTCATTGGTGCGCGTTTCGCCGGACATTTCGTTAAAGTGGCTCTCCAACTGACCGGAGAAGGACTCTAGAACTTCCATGCCCTCGATTTGCGCAGCGGTGTGTAGATCGCCCGCGATGAGTGCAGCTAACGGGTCAGCGTCAGCGCCTTGCATCGAGAAGATCTCGTCCATGGAGCCGAAGTGATCTTCCATACCGGCTTCCATTTCGGCGGCGGCGGACGGCGCGAAGAAATCATTATCGTCGCCGGCAGCATGATTGTCACCTTCGTTAGCCAAGGAAGCGGCTTTGTCTTCCATTTCCTCTTCGTTGAAGATGTTCTCGATATTGAGCTCTTCGTTGCCCTCTTCGAGAATCTCCTCTTCCAGAGACTGGATGGCCTGCTCAGCTTCATCGATCTTCTCGTGAATGTCGAGCTTCTTCTCTTCGGTCAAGACGGTAGCGCCTTCTTCAGCCTTACCTTCCTCGCCCGGTGGGACTTCAGCAGCTGGGGGCATCTCGCCTTCAGCCGGAGGCATTTCACCTTCAACTGGCGGAACGGCTTCGCCCTCGGGTAGCGGCATCTCTTGAACCGGTTCGTCGGCTTTCTTGGTTACAGAAGCGCACTTGGGGCATGCTTTGCCCAGTTTCTTGCATTCCGCGCAACTTTCGCCGGCAGCCTTTGGTGTAGCCTTCGCAGCCGAAACCTTGTTTGAGCCTTCGGTGGACTTGTCCACACTCTCCAACGGACGATTTTCGGCCTGTGTTTCTGAGGCAGAAGTACCGGCGTCGGTTTCTTTCGGCTCGGTGTGCGTTCCTCCGCCACAACCACGACCGTCGTTATAAGTCTCCGTCTGCGGGCCGGCATCCTTGCGGTCATCGGCAACCTTCGTAGCAGCCGCTTCCTTTGCCGCGCCCTTGAGTTCAGACTCGACAGCGGAGCGTTCCTTGGTCAACACAGATGGATCTTCCAACAGGTCGTTCATTTCGACCTTGTGGACTTTCTTGAACTCGTCCGCAACCTTGGAATAATGTGCATTGACCGCCGTTTGGCGTAGGCAGGCCGTGATCACATTGGTCGGATTAGCGAGAAGGGTCTTTGCAAATGCAACCTGGACTTTGGCGGGAGCCGTCGGCAGCATCGTTTTGGCGATAGTCCAAGCGGAAGCAACGCGGGACTGCGATTCTTTCTTAATCGCCTCGGTCTTGAGTTTCTGCGAAGCCAGCCCTTCTTTCAAGGACGGCTTGGTTTCTTTGTTCGCCATAATTGGGGTCTCCCGGGCAATATTGCCCTTCTTATTGTGGTCTTCGTAGTTGTTTTTCTTACTGATAGCTGACTTCGAGCTAGCCGTTGGAGCCATGGCTGGCTCTTCGACCGGGGGTACTTCGGGTGCTACTTCTTCAGTAGGTGCTGGAACTTCAGGGGCTGGTGGAGCCTCCAAACCAGGTTCTGGAGTTGCAGGTGGAAGGGGTGCGGCAGGTGCCGTCCCAGCTTCGGGAGGCATTGGTGTGCCCAAATCAACCGGAGGTGCGGCAGCTTGCGGGCCAGCAGCATTAGCGATCTCGTTGTCCATGGCGTTAAGCTGCATCTTAACTTCTTCGGACCACTGCCCACCTTTAAATTTCTCCCATTCGGTGATGAGCTGGACGCCTTCACGCATAGTGCGGATGTCTTCTTCAAGCTCTTCGCGTTTTTGAGTTAGCAGATCGAACTCCTCGTTAGGGAGAACGTCCATAGGCATGGCTTCGTCCATGCCTAACAGCTGGTCGTCAAGTGCATCCAGCTCTGCTTGTTTAGCTTTCAAAGCTGCTTTGAACTCCGTTGCTGTCTTGTACTTTATCATCGAGTTTACCGTCCTATAGAGGCTTCTGTAGTCCTTTGGTTTAATTGATGTTGGCCCGCTCTCATTAGATGGCCAAGGAATTCTTCATATGAGAGGTCTCGTTTCGCATATTGACAAAATTTACAGCAGGAAACTACATTGCTCTCTTCATAACCGAAAGCATTGTTTTTCCGATCAATCCCATTGTACGTGAAAGTCCATCGAGGACCACCATAAGAAGGCGGGGTACTAAGAACTGTGTTAGGTGCAATGCCACAATAGTGACAGTTCCCTTGGAACAATTGTATTGCTTGATCGTCTGTGAGCAACCATTTTAGGCTACGCAACTTTGCGTTTTTCTTGTAATCAGCTAAGACACCGTTGCGAAGAACAATGCCTGGTGGAAGTTGTCGATTCTTGCCTCTTTCCATCCGGGCACAAAGATCACATTGAAAAGTTCTCCCCACGTTAGAACGACCTATTTCAAAAAGATTTCCGCAATCGCATTTGACCTGCCAGTACGTCTCAATTTGGCCCGAAGGCGAAGTTCTATTTTCGGCTCGTTGAAGGAAAAACAATTTGCCAATCTTTTGTCCAGTCATATCCTTTAGAGGATTGCCCATTATTGGAGTTTCCTTCGTAGGTCTGCATTTAGGAGTGCTTCTGATAAGCTAATCTCTTCGTCAAGTTTAGAAGCAGCTTTAGCAAACTTCCCCTTCAGGCTGGATGCATGGGTAAATTTTGTTTGAGGACCCACCCACTCTTCGCTGACAATATTGCGTTTCGCCGCGCCGGGAAACGCTGGAGTAGCGACCCAAGAGGCTTCCACGAACTTCACCCCACCATTAGGCATGGTCTTATGGCCGCACAACTCCGCGATACGACGAGCGATACCATCCTCGTCGGCCAGGAACATACCTTTCTGGAATTGTAAATGATGACAATAGGTAGAAGCATCTGTGACGCGTGCACCACAGAATGAGCAAATGACTAAGTCGGTCACGCAACCCATCGAAAGGTATTTGACCCGGCCAGAGCTGATGTCACCAACAAGTTTTTCGTGAGCCAAGTCAGTAGCGACTAAGATGTCACAGAAATAGACCCAAGTTTCCGGAGCCGAGATATTGACCTTGCGAAGAATCGCATCTAGAATGTGGCCCTTGGCGTACTTGCTATTCTGAAAATGCTCCACAAAATTGAACGCACCCACGAAAGATTTGTGGGATAGCTTCAAGACTTCATTCGTCCAAGCGTCATCGTTATTGTTGACGAGATGGCTGCATTCGGGCTTGATTAGATGGTCTTCTGGATCAGGTTCCGTCATCACGGACGACATAATCGTGCAGTGCGAAAGAAGATATTTGGATTGGTTGGCAGCAATATGTCCAGCCGCTGTCTTTTTTCCAAACTCCGGAGTGTGATGCCCGTGGAGATCTCCCCAGTCGGCAAGTTGGATAACCGGGTGTTCTATGGTCGCGTTGGCTATCTTTTTGAAGCTCATAGGTCCTTGATATGATAGTCCTATAGTGAAAACAAATGGTGGCAGGAAGTGCACTCGAACAACCGAATTTGATTATCCCCACCCTTAGTTTCACTATCAGTCACCTCTTCAACGTTGCTAGAAGTGCACTTAGGGCAAATCTTGATTCCTTCTTCAATTTGCATGGCAGTTTTTGAAGCGCGACGGCCCGCGAAATACTCATTAGCGTATTCTGCGCCATAAGCACCCCAAAATTCTTCCATGGACATACCAGCATCTCGGGCTTCTTGTTGCATCGTAGGATCCCGCATGAATGCCAGTTGGGCTTCCCTTTTCATGTCGCGAGGTTCAGGCGGCTCTAAAAATCTCTGAAATTCCAGACCGGCAGAAGTCT